CAAATGGCAGTGTCATAATATCTAGCGCAGGGAGCGTCAGTATCAGCGGTGCGCCCGTCAGTCTGAATTGAATACTGATAAGGTAGGGCTAATCGAGCACACGGCATCATTTAAATAAACCATTGAAATCTGTAGACCAAAACGAACTCTCTTGATTGGAGAAGTAATACGCGGCGCCCCCGCTGTCGTATATACCGTTTGTAACGGAACTTAATGCGCCGCGACTAAGGAAGCCAACACCCACGACATTGTTTCGGTGATTTGTATTCAAAAAACTGCTGACCTTGATTGCCAGCGCGGTCGGTCGCTGATTACCATCGTTATCCTGCTTCGCGATAGAGATGAGTTGATCAATGTTAAGCCCATTGACTCCCGCGATCAATAAGCCTGGTCTCGAACCCGACAGTTGACGCTTGCCGGCGTCACTGAGCGTTTTGAACATGGCGTCCACAAAATTATCCTCAATGGCACTTTGCACAACAAGCGCTAATGCACCACCAGCGGGAGTAGGTACTAAAATGCTTTCACGATTGTTGGTGCCGGTAACTTCCTGAATCACTTGGCGCACCTTGGTGCCATCATTGTGTCCGGCAATATCTTTGAGCAGATTCGGATCAAATTCCGAGATGCGTAAATTGGAGCCGCACTCCAATTTAGTGCTGCAACCGATTGTGATCTGTTGTCGAACTCGCTTCGCTAGCGCTTGACGGTCAGCATGATTTGTGGGTAGACGATCTTGTATAGTGAGTACAACGGAGAGGCCAATTTTCAGCGATTTACGTATGCTCGCCAATTCGTTGAACACCAAGTGATGAAAGTGCAGAACATCCGAGCGATGGATGTTACGTCCTTTATCATCTGAGAATGACTTGCATTCAACTTCAAGTCCATTCTTCCCTAAATCAGTCACGAGAAGATCGAAGGTGCCACCGCCTACCATCTCAGGCCATTGTAACTGGTAGCCGCGCCGCACAAAATGTGTGGCCACAGCTAGTTCCAACCGTAGCGCGCGCATATCGTTAGGGTTATGCATTGCTCCAGCTACTCGTTTTCCCAGACGCTCGGCTTCAACCGGCGTCGCTAAATCCATCATGGAAAGCACTTGAGCGGCAAATCCAATCGTCGGGTACAACGCGTGATCAATATTATTTGGAAATCCGTGATAGCGCTTAATCAGGCTCGCACAATGGTCGAGACCGAACACAATCTCGTTTTCCGAATGAAGATGGGAATCAAGGAAGCGATTGTGCTTAATCGCTGCCTTCATCTGAGATACTCGATGTGTCCAGTTCCTCGCACCCACAACAGTAGCAAAGCGCCGGTACACCTCTGGCATATCCGCTGTGTACATCTCTGTAAGTAATCGAGGTACCTCGGTGTTTGATAGTGTAATCACAATTAGGTCGACAATTGTAAGGGGAGTGGCTTATGTATTTCCCTGCTACGCGAATCAGTGTCGATAAAGCTAGTGCGACAAATGATTTGATGTGCTGGTAGCTCGGCGGAAAAATTCACGTTCAAATTAATGATATTGATTGACGAACGCTTCCGAGCCTAATTCTACATTGAGCGTTTCATGAATAGGACGACCAAATTGTTCGGACACCAAAGGGAATTTCGTTTGCTGGAGGATCAAGGCGTTTTTCCTTCGCCTCATTTGTGGTGGATCGAGTAGGTACTCCATCAGAATTCTCTCCGCCTCTACCTACAGTAGAAGGTCGCTTTTTTGATAGATGATCCCCCATCGTTGATTGCCATCATACTGCGGTGGGTCGAATGTTGGCAAGTTTGGATTTTGTGTCGTGACAACACAATCGGTCCATGCTTCTCTCGTCTATTGTCTCGGCCGTCTCGTCGTTCGGCCCACAGCCGCCCAGCAGTCAGAAGGCCGGGGATCGCCCGATCGGCTTTGTCCTGACCGACATGACCCAATCCACGGTCACGCCTGTCAAAGTTACATTGATCATCCGGCCGGAAGAGTTGACCCGTACTGATGTCTCGCGTGCAACTGTGCAGCAAACCTTGGGTGGCGCGTGGTCCGATGATTTTGGCCCTGGTATCGCGTCAATCAATATCAGCGGCACGACAGGTTGGCGCGGTAATGCCCAGGGCGACGGCATGGCGCAATTCACGACCCTCAAAAGTCAGGTATTCACGAGCTGGCACGCGAAACGCGCCGCAGCGGTAAAAGCCGGGCTCGACCCGCGCGGCGTCGAGTTACGATTTGTCGACGCGCTCGATTCCACTGTCGATCTGGTGCAGCCGATGAATTTCACGCTACGGCGCTCGAAGTCGCGGCCGCTCCTGATGCAGTTCAGCATAGCGATGCTGGTCTTGAGCAGCGGCAGTTATACGGCCCCACCGAGCCCGTCGGCAAATGGCTTGACCAGCATGCTGCAATCGATTCAGCGTCTGATCGCCGGAGCCCGCAACGCGGTGAATTTCGTCAATGGCGCGGTCAGTCAGGTTACATCCTTCATGCAGACCGCAACCAGCATTTTCCAATCGGTCAGCAATCTGGTTCAAGCTGCTGAAGCCGTCCCGCAAAGCCTTATCGGTTCCGCGCAGGCGATGGCGCAAGCTGGTACGACCATGTTCGCCACAATCGCCGCGATACCAGCCAATACCACCGCGCAAATGGCCGCTGCAATGTCGATCTCATCGGAATTCTCGAACATCCTTTGTCTGCTCGGTAACGTCGTCAGTGCGCAGCAAACTTACCCGGACTATACGCCGTTATACGGTGCGTCGAATTGTAGTTCGACTAATGGCGGCAGTCCTGTCAGTGCCTATGCCGACACCAATCCATTTTATGCGGTCGTAGGTAGCCCACAAAACGCACCCACGCCAGCGTCTTCTGCCTCGGCGGTTCCTGTGCCGACCGTTCTAGTCCCCACTGTTACGATCACACCGGCTGCCCAGCAATCCCTCGCTCTGGTCAACAGTTCCGATCCGGTTCTCGCACCGATGTCGATTGCCACACTCGGCGTGGCCGCAGCCAACATCGCCGCAGGAGTCTCCGTGCGATGACGACGCCTTTTGACCGTCCGTTAAACGGCTATCGCTTCGTGCAGACGCAGCACGGCGACACGTTGCCGAAGATTGCGGCACGCGAGCTAGGCGATGCCGGTCGCTGGGCCGAGTTGATTGTCCTGAATGGTATGAGCTATCCCTACCTGACGGACGATTCCGCTAAGGTCGCACCCGGCGTGCTTCTAACCGGCGGCTTGATTACCGTTCCGGCAGCAACGCCGGGCGCTGCCACCAACAATCCTGACGCGGTGTTCGGGCAGGACATCCTGCTGACTACCGGCGGGTTTTCATTTCAGGATGGGGATTTTGCCGTCGTCAGCGGCTTGGACAATCTGAATCAGGCGCTGACCAATGCGCTCGATACCGACCAGGGCGAACTGATTTACCACACCAGCTACGGCAGCCTGGTGCGCCTGGTCGTGGGCGGCAAGAACGATCAGACCGATATATTACTGGCGGCGGACTACGCCAAATCGACGGTAATGGCTGACCCGCGCATCTCCAGTGTCGCCAGTTCTACCGGCACAGCGCTCGGTAATGCGGTCAGCGTTGCCGTCGACGCCGTCACGATTGAAGGTTCGACGTCCTCGACCGGCACGACGTATTAGAGGATCAGCTTGGCTTTTCAGATCAAGAATTTCGTCTCCATCGTCGCGTCGATGATCAACCGCATGAAAGTCACACAGACCAAGCTGACCGATTTTAATGTCGGCGCGATTGCCAGAACGCTGGTCGAGGCGCCAGCGTCCGAAATCGATCAACTGTATCAGCAAATGTTCAATGGTCTGCGCGAGGCGATCCCGGTGTCCGTGTATCAGTCGTTCTCGTTCGCACCACTGGCGGCCACCGCAGCTACTGGCTCAATCCAGTTGACGATTGCCCCACAGACGACGCCGATATCGATTGCGGCCGGAACGCTATTCTCGACCACCGTCAGCGCAAATCAGTATGCGGCAACTGCTGCGGTCATCGTTCCGGCCGGTGCCAGCACCGCCTCGATTGTTGTTGCTGCGACGACGACCGGGGCGGCGACCAATCTCGTCGCCAATTGTCCATTTACGATGACGCCGTCTCCTGCGGGTTTTGTGTCGGCTGCCAACCTCGCACCCTTTGTGAGCGGACAGGATACCGAGACGCCAGCACAACAGCAACTGCGTTTTGCTGCCTTCATTGCTTCACTGCCGCGTGGCACAGTCCCGGCGCTGTTCTACGGGATGAGCCTTGCTGCCGTACTGGATGCGAATGGCAACGTCATAGAGCGTCCGGTATTCACGTCAGTGGTGGAACCCTATCTGACCGACCCGACCCAGCCAGTCGGGCTGGTGAACTGCTATGTGCATAACGGCATCGGCAATACCTCTCCAGCACTTGTTGCGCAGGTGAGGGCAGCGCTGTATGGCTACTACACGCCGCAGGCGATCCCGGTTCCCGGCTATAAGGCTGCAGGGATCAAAGTCGTCGTTGCTGCTGCGACCGAAGTTCCGGTCAACGTCGCGGCGATCATTACGGCTGCTACCGGATATTCCAAGGCGGATACCGTAGTCAATGGAGCGACTGTGCCGGGCCTGGTTACGCTGGTCACCGCAGCGATTACCTCTTACCTGCAAAGCATTCCGATTGGTGGCTCGGCGCTGGTCGCGAAGATTGACGCGCTGGTGATGTCAATCCAGTGTAATGGCACTGGCCTCACATGGACGATCCGCGATGCCATCCTCACGGTCACACCGGCAGGCGGCACGGCGTCTCCATTGGCGATTGACCTTACAGCCTATACGGTCGCTTCGTTGGCAGCCTATATTGCCGCGCAACCCGGTTATAGCGTTCCTTACGTCGATAGTTCCGTTCTTTCTGTACTGAGTTCGCAGGTACTGATCGACGGCAAGGGCGACATATCGCAGACCAACGGCGAACACCTATATGGCTACACCAGCGTCGTTTGGTCTTACATGGACGCGTGCGCCGCTGAACTTGAAGCAGCCGGAGTTCAGATCGGCCAGATGCTGCTGCAAATGAATACCGTCACAGCATCCGGGACATGGCTGGATCTGCAAGGAGCTTATTACGGTGTGCCGCGCAATATCGGCGAAGCAGACGCCCAATACGGGCCGCGCATCATCGCAACGGTGATCCGGCCACTCGGCAATAATGTTGCCATCGAATCCGCGCTGCGCGTGTTGAACGGCGGACTTGCCGTTTCCGTGGTCGATTACCCCGAGCTCGTCAACAACAGTTATGGGTTGTTCGATGTCGATTTTGCTGTCAGCCTGGCGATGCTGCAGGTCGAGCCGATTGCGAACTGGCAGGCTTCGATCAGCCATATCGTCAACGGTATGCGCGACGCCGGAACGCACGTCAGGGCGATCAACCTTCAGGCACCCATCGAAGCAACCCTGACTCTGGGCGCACTGGTCATTTCCGGACAAATCATCCGTATCTATCCCCAAGCCCCAGCCGTGCGGACGTGACGACATCATCGTCGCATGACGACTTATTCTGCGACTTTGACCAATGCCGGTGCTGCGCTGTATGCGCGGGCGCTTGCAACGAATACGCCGATTGTGCTGGCCACTGCTGCCGTCGGCGATGGCGGTGGCGTTGACATTGCCACGCCCGACCCGACGCGCAGCACACTGGTGAATCAGGTCTATTCCGGGCCGATCACCTCATTGTCGGTCGATCCTGGCAATCCGAGTCTGATGTGGGCAGAGCTCGACATACCGCCCAACATCGGCGGGTTTACGGTACGCGAAGTGGGACTGTTTACGTCGTCGGGTGTGCTGTTTGCCATCAGCAATTTCCCGGACACCTATAAACCTCTGGTTGCCAACGGCAGCTCTGCCGATCTGGTGATCAATTTTGGTCTATTGGCGTCGAACACATCCCTGATCACGATCACCATCGATCCTTCGGTTGTGCAAGCCACGCGTGCGTGGGTACTGGCAACCATTACACCAGCGTATCTGCTACCCGGTGGCACGCAGTATCAGGTGCTGCAGAAGAACTCAAACAGCAATGGCGACGTCAGTTGGCAAGATCCGAATAACCCGTGGGAGGCGACATTTACTACGACGGGCGGGGTAGTGCCGGTGTCGGCATTGCAGGCATATAACAAGCTGATCAAGGTCACCGGCGCATTGGCAAGTCCGGCGACGCTCACGTTCCCGGCGGCGTTCGGGAAATGGGTAGTGATTAACATGACGACGGGGAATTTTCCGGTGACGGCGATTGCTGTGGGCGGCACCGGTGTGCCGATCCTGCAAGGGCATGCCGACACCGTCCATTGCGATGGCGCCAATGTCTACTATTCGACTGCGAGCGCGGGTAATCGTCCGGCACTCGATGCCTCACAGGCAATCGCCAATACCTTGTATGTCGATTCGGCGGTCGGGCAGGCTACGCCATTCCGCTACGTGGTGCCGGTCTTCCGCAAGTATGGCTCTGCCCCCGCTCAGATGGTTCTTGTCGGGGACACGCGCGCTGCGCAGTTTCAAAGTGGCGCTGCAACATCAATCACATGGAGCATGCCTGTGCTCTCAACGTTCAACCAGGCGAAGCCGCTGATGCTCCGGATGCATTACACAGGCGACGTGGCTGGGAATTCCTATTTTCTTCAGCTTGGTTACCAGGCGATCTTGAATGGCCCGCTCAAACCAGCGAGCTACACAAATTTGACCGAACAGATTGCAGCACCGACGGTAGCCGGGGATCTGGCGATTTACCTGACAACGAGCCTGGTTATTCCTGCCAACACCCTGACGACCCAGCAATGGGTGAATTTTGTGTTGACACGCTTGGCGACAAATGCCGAGGACACCAATGCCGGAAATTTTCAACTGATCAATATTACGATGGAGCAATAAATGAGCGAATTGCTCGATGATGGCGAACTGCCATCTGGTTATTTTTTTGCTGGCCCGACCGCGACGCCGGTTGGTGGCAACACCGGGATTTTGCCTGCCAACGGTGAAGTCGTTTCGCTGGCGACCTACCCAGGCCTCACCTGGATGAACACGAACATCGGATTCCTGCCTGGCCCGGTTTTCACGACCCTGTTCGGGGCACCCGGCTTCAATGTGCTGCAAAGTTCCGGGCCGGGCGGCGAGATGCTTTACAACTATTCGTCGGTGATCGGTCCGTATTACATACTTTGCGGTTCCAACAACGTCCCGAACTCGACGATAGGAATCGGCGCCTCCGTCTGCATTTCTTCGGATTTGCAAAACTGGTCTATCTCGCAAATCAATACCGTGGTCGGCTCCATTTGCGTTGGCATCGTCAAGGCAGGCGCAACGTATTATGCAACGGTACAAGGTACAAATGCGCAGAGCTACATCTACAGCAGCACGAACCTGACGTCATGGGCCATCGCATTTACCTTTACTGGCGGGACGGCCGTCTACGGTGTCAGCCAGATGATCGCGACGGGATCGATTGTCGCTTCTCTGCAAGGTGGAACTACCAATATCTCCTTCTACAATGGGGTAACCTGGTACACCGATACGAACAATATTGGTGCGAACAATTATCTATCCAACTTCAATACCTTGTCGACTGGCGAGATCGGTGGCATCGCGCTGACCTCGTCCGGCAGCAATGGGATTTACTCGTTTTCCGCTTGGAAATTTGGCGTCGGCGCCACCGTCACCACGATCAGTCAGGTCGATCCCGGCTTCACCGGCAGCGTGCTTTGCCCCTCGGCTAACGGCCTGTTTTCATCTTCTCCGGCTAATCCGTTTAACGCGAAGCTCTCTTACGTTGGCGGCAACTACGTCGCTACTATTGGTGGCGTCATCTACACCTCGCCGGATTTCGCACATTGGACGAAGCAGGGGGACAAGCAGTTCATCGCCATCGAAAATGTTGGCGGCACGATGTACGCTATTTCGGTCAATAGCAATAACCTGAACCAGTATTTCTCGTCGCAGGACGGAATCAACTGGACTCTCTACTACACAAGCCCGATGAACCAGGGCTATCTTGCGGGTAATTGCGGCGCGCGAATCCTGCCAATGTCAGGCAATGCGTGGGCGGTATGCTCCAGTGTATTCGACCAATACATGTTCCACCTCGGCGGGGTCTATGGACAGCAGGGTTCTTGGGTGTCGTTCGTCTTTAATCCGACTGGCACGCCCCTGGTCATGCAAAGCACGGACGGCGCGGCATCGAGCGTTTGTACCTTCAGCGTCGATCCGGCCGGCACCGGCATCTTCGCAGGAAATTGCAGCCTCGTTCCTGCATACAATCCGACCCTATCCGCATTGATGCCGAACCTCACATCGCCGTATGGAGCGGGTACAGAAATGTTCATGAAAATCTAACCGGGCGCATCGATGGCATTCCACGATCTCGCCAAAGTCACCACACAGACGCAGGGAACCGGCACGATCACTCTCGGCCTAGCTGTCTCCGGCTTTCTGACGTTTGCGCAAGCGGGCGTCATCGACCAAGAGACGGTGTCCTATGGCATCTTCGACCCGCAGTCATTGGCTTCCGAGGCGGGGCATGGCGTTTATTCGGTAGCCAACGGCACGCTGACCCGTGGCCCGATAGCATCATCCAATGGCGGGGCTGCGATCAACCTGTCGGGTTCTGCGATTGTCGTCCTAACCGTGCTCGCGGAGGATTTGACGCCGCGTCCCATCTGGCAAGTCAAGACGGCGAGCAGCAGCAACGCCAGCTATACGGCGTCGAACAACGACTGCCTGCAAATCAATACGACAAATGCCGCGTTTTCTGTCGTGCTGCCCGCCAATCCGCAACCGGGCTGGACGGTGCGCATCGCCGATTACGCAGTCACGTTCGCCACTAACAACGTCACCGTCGTTTATAGCGGAGCCGGGATTATGGGCCTCGCGCAAAACATGAC